ATGTTGCCGCGAGCGTGGTCTGCCGGGCGATCCCAACCTGCCGATTTGAGAACGTCTCCTGTGGCGTAGTCGACGAAGCAATGGCAGGAGCTATTGCAGACCACACGCGCGCGCTTTTTGAGACGCTCCAGCCGCCATGTCGCAGGAGCTGTTTTTGGATAGTGCTCGGCGCGATGCGTTTCGTTAATGCGCTGACATCCTTCGTAGAAAGAGGCGAGCGCGCTGTCAAAGTCTGACATGGTGAAAACTCCGGTTTGAGTGAGGGTTAGGCCAGGACATACAAGGCGACGATCAGAAGGCAGACCACGAACTCGGCCAGCATGGCAATCGTGATCGCGACGTTGAAATAGGCGTGAGAGTTGAGCGTGGTCATGGTCATGCCTTCGGAAGGGAGCGAGCGGCAATCATGCGAGCCGTATCGCGCTGAGTGATGGTGAACGCCTCGGGAAACGCCAGCGCTACGGCGGACCAGGCGCAATCCTCCTCAAACCAACCGTAATGGTCCCAAGAGAACCCAGGCGACCAGCGTCGGGCGAAGTCCCTATGAGCCGCGGGAATCTGCGCAAGCTTGTCAAACCGCACGGCGATCCCGCCATGCGAGGGGCAACAAACCTCGAAAATGCCGTCGGCGAGCTGTTCGACCGAGTCAGGCTTGCCCCAGGGCGTGTTGCTAATCCGTGTCATTTCCGTATCCCTTGTTCGATCCAACATTCCCACGATGCCCCTTGACACACAGAATGTCAAGAGGCTAAATGTGGGATTGTCAAGCGAGATGAAAATGACCGATCTTGAATACCTTAAGCTCCTAGCATCCTCGGGTAAGTCAATGGCGGAGGCATCTCGGGGCCTTGGGATCAGCCGCGAGCGCGTTCGCCAGATAGCCGATCGAGACGGGATCAAGTTTCGCGATGGAAGGATCGGGGCCAAGCGCCCCATCAATCCCTCCGTTCCGCGCAAACCGCCCAATCCTCGCATTCAAACCGGCGGCCCCCACGTCCTGCTGACGCCGTCAATGGCCGGCAAGGTGCTCGAGATGATCGTCGTCGCCGACCTGCTGGCGCGCGGCTGGCAGGTGTTCCTGCCGATCTTCTCGAACCGCGGGCACGACCTCGTCGCCTATGCCGCCGGCAACCTGATCACGGTCGAAGTCCGATCGGCCCATCGCAACGATGTTGGGAGGCTGTGCTATACGAAGCGGCCGAGCGACAAGTCGATGCACTATGCGCTCGTCGTCAGCGGCGAAGTCGTCCATTACGAACCCGAAATCGCCTCAGGCTGGCACGGAATGCCGGACGAACAGCGATAGGCGCTCAACCGGGGATTGACGGGAATCACACGGCCTGAGACGGAATGTCGCACTTAGGGCAGCGAATCGGCGGGATGTATTCGCGCCAAATCACGTCTCGGACCTTGGGACGGTCAACGAACCACGCGCCGCAGCCGCCGCAACGGCATTTGACCGCCAGCCTGGCGTCGTAATCGACAGGCCGACAGCGCGTCAGGGCCTTGCACTGGCGATCGATCGCCGCTTGCGTCGGCCGAGCCCATTCACGCTCTAAGGCGCGTCGTCGCCATCCAGGCATGGCTTGATCTCCAGAGATGCGCGGAAGTGGGCCGCGCGCCGGTATCCCATGATTGCGCGTCGCCAAATGCGATCAGCGCGCAACTCAGCAGCCGCAGCGAGATCAATCTTCGCGCCCCGAGCCCAACTCAGCGCCGCCTGGCGCGACACACCGGCCCGCCGAGCAGCCTGCGACACAGTGAGCTGACCGCGCCGCATCAGGCGAATAGCGCAGTCTCGCGTGTGAGGATCAATCGCCATTTAGTTGTCAATGTGACAAGCGCGACAGAGCCGCGTCAATCCCTAATCGACCAACTATCACGAAAATGTGATAACCCCGCAGCCGCCGCAGACGAAACGCCTCGCCAGATGTTAACAGCGCTCACACGCCCGCAACCACTAGACAAAACAACGAAACGCGCGGATACAATAGCCGCAGCCGCCCTCACGCGCGCGCATCCTCCCTCTCTCTCCGACACGCCAAGCCCGGTCATTGCGGCTCGCCAAGCCGCGACCAAACCTCCCGACCATGACCAATCTCGCCCTCTCGACAGCCCCTTCCTCCGTCGCGCCGCGCCGTAAGAGCATCAATCCAAAGCTCATCAAGGCGCTAACCCTCATGGTCGACGAAGGATTGCCAATAGCCAAAGCTGCACAAGCGTCTGGATTGACGACTAAATGTGTACGCGACGCCTTCGATCGTGCTCATGTCCTCGACTACGTCCGCAAACGAAGGCAGATGCTCCTTGCGAGCGTCAACGCGCGCAACATTCAGCGCCTGGCGGAGATCAGAGACGCCGCCGACAACATGCCGGCGGTCAACTCAGTGCTCGCGCTCGAGCGCATGGCAGGCGATCAAGCATCAGGTCAGGCAGGCAGCGTAAGTCATTCACCTGGAATCACAATCCAGGTAGTGACAGTGCAGTCAGACGAACGTCAGCCTGTCAAGACGACCATCGATCTGACCGCGAACCCTCCAAACCTGGACGATCCCGCCTGAGCGAGGCCGGCAGGAAAGTTTCGTCGTTTCGCTGTGCTCCTACCTTCTCTCTGCACATTTTCGGCCAGATTTATGGGGGTGGGGGAATTGGCGGGTCTGTTTTTTTGGTGAGCTGAAATATTTGGGGTTAGCGAAAATGGCTGGCTTTGTCAGGACTGAGGATACGCGAGGGATTTTCGATGGCTGACGTGGTTGGGCTTCGCGGGCGGGCGGCTCCGACGGGAGAGGGGGCTGAACCGGAGATTGTTGCGGAGTTGGAGTGGCTGCTTGCGCAGGCTCGGGCTGGCGACGTCATCGCGCTTGCGGCGGTTATTGTGCGGCGCAACCTTGAGATTGGATCGGTTTCGCGCAATCCGGGCGGGCAGCGGCATTTGCTGGTTGCGGGGGCGGCGTATTTGCTGGGGGACCTGACGAGCGAGGCTCGGACATGCGAGAACCGGCAATGAAGCCGATTCGCATTATTTCGGCTGCGCAGCGTTCCTATGACAGGGCGCTGTCTTGCGATCGGTTCATGCGCGCCCTCCACAATCGCAGGCGGCCGGCGGTGATTTCTTTTCGCAACAAGCAAATTCGTTACACGAGAGGCGTGTCATGAAGCTCATCGCGATTCGGTCGCAGGCGCAGCGTGCGATGCTTGAGCGGGTTGTGTCTGACCCTGCGGAGGCGCGGCGTCGCTGGATGCGGCAATCTGACGCTGCGGCGGCATTGGCTGCGGACGGTGGCGGTCGGTTGCCTGAGCGTTTGGGGCCTTTGCGACCTAATCGCCACGGACCTGCTGGGCGTCGACCTTGAACGTCGCGCCGATATAGCGGGCAAGCGGGAGGGGGATTTTTGCAATCATGGCGCTGGCGGCTTTGCGGGTGGGGCTCTTTGATTCCGTCGTGCGACTGATTGAACCTTCGTCGTGCCACCACGTGCCGCCCTGCTTGACGCCGTTGTCCTCCGCAGGATTGGTCCAGCGCTTCATGCCGTAGGCACCGCTCTTAGTCGTCGGGTTCCATTTCTGCCCCGCGCCCTTCAAGCCGTCCATCGCGTGCCGGCCAGCAATCCGCGTGAAGTCTTGTCCGCGTTTGCTCTGGTCGCTCCAGTTCATGCCGGGAGCCTTGACGCCAGACTCCTCGACGCTCGCCGTCTGAAAGCTCTTGCCGCTGCCGTCGAACCGAAAGCCGGGACCCTTGGCTGCCCTGCGCGTGATTGGCATGAGCGCTGGCACATCGCCCCACAAATAGAATGACCCGAAGTTGAACCGCGCTCGCCCTACCCACGGCTGGGCGCCGCGAACGTTTTCGACAATCATCGGAATGTGCCGCCCCGCCGCCAGACTAGCCTCGGCTTGGATGCGAAAACAGGCGTTGAACAGCTGATTGAGGCGGACAAGACTTTCGCCAGTCGTGTCGGCCCGGATTGCCGCCGCCTTGGCCTTGGCGGGCTTCCAAGGCATCGCCATGTAGCTGTATTCCTGGCAGGGCGGGCTCGCGACGATCAGCGCGGCGTCCCTGAATTGCGAGCCGTGGAGCGTCAGAACGTCTTGGAGGACCAGCTTGCCGGGATACCGCATGTCGCCGTATTCGTGCGCCTCGATGTCGTAGCCGATCACGTCGTATCCTTCGGCGATCAGGCCGTCCGACCAGCCGCCGAGGCCGCAGAACAGATCGATTGCCAGCGGTTTCATGTCCGGCTCATTGCGGCGATCCGGTCGCGGACGCGGATCACGGTGCGGGCGGACCACGGCGCGCCAGTCGGCGTCGCGACGCCCATCTCGTTGAGTTTGATCGCCGCGGTGTGCGAGGAGAAGTCTTTCAGCCTGGCGAAGATCGGGGCGAGCTCGGCGGCGCGCGCGTTGGCTTCGGCCTTGCGGCGCTCGCCGACTTCGGTGGTCTGGCCGAGTTTGCGGCCTGATTTGGTGCCGGTGATCTTGGCGCGGGCGAGGGCTGCTTTTGTGCGCTGCGAGATGAGGGCGCGCTCCTTTTCGGCGACCGCGGCGTAGATGTGGAGCATGAAGGGGTCGACGTTGGGGCCGAGTTCGGCGACGATGAAGGGGATTTTGTGCAGCATCAGGCCGGAGATGAAGTGGACGTCGCGGGAGAGGCGATCGAGCTTGGCGACGACGACCGGGCCGGGGATGCGGGCGGCGAGGTCGATGGCGGCCTTGAGTTCCGGGCGGAGATCGAGTGCGTCGGCGCCCTTGCCGGTCTCGACCTCGACGAACTCCTGGACGATGCGCATGTCGTTGTTGGCGGCGAACTGCTCGACGGCGGCGCGCTGGGCGTCCATGCCGAGCCCCGAGAAGCCCTGCTTTTGCGTTGAGACGCGGAGGTAGGAGACGATGGGCGTCATTTGCGGCGGGCCTCGTCGATCATAGCCTGCCAGGTCCATCCTGCGATGATTTGCGATCCGCCGAACTTGGCCGCTGCGGCGCGCGTCATTTCGTCCGTGGGGTCGCGCATTGTGTCGAGGACGCGCCTGGCCCTACAGAGCGATTTGTAATTGACATCGCCGGACGCCGAGGCCGCCGACGCAATGCGGTATAGCATGGAGACCTCGTCGCTCATTTTTCCCTCTTGCATCCCGCGATCTGGTGTGTCATGACTCGGGCGGATAGTCAAGGGGGATGCGATGGAGAGGTTCGAATTGCAGACCCGGATTGCAGAAGTGCTGATCGGGGCCTATGAACGTACTCCTGTGGGAACGATCGAGCATCGCCATGCGCGCTATTCGCAACGGGCACGCAAGGGCTGGCGGACTCGCAAGGCGATGGCGAAGGCGAGGAAAAAGCCATGATCGAAGTCGACCCGAAGCTGTTTCTCAAGACGAAGGGCGCATTTCAGGAACTGCGCGTCGAGCGAGACATTTCCGGCGGCGTGAGGATTATCCTCGGCTCCGCCGGCTGCGTGTTGTCGCCGGAGGACGCGATCAAGCTCGGCTCGGCGATTCTCAAGGCGGCCGGCTGCAACGTGGACTATCAGGGCGATCCGCTCACCAAGAGGTCATTTAGGCTATGAGCATCACGATCCAGCGTCCGATCAACGACAACCGGCCCGGCGTCGCGGCGGAGTTCGTGCGCATCCCGGAAGCCTTCCTCAAGGTCTACTCGCAGGAGCTGCTCGATTGGGCGGCGGGGCTCGAAACGAAGGGACAGTTCCTAGAGGTCATGCTGTGGAACCCGCCGGGCGCCACTTCGGTCCTCGCCGCCGGGCATCAGGGCAAGGTCACGCTGCGCTGCGACGTCACGGTCAACCCCGCCAACAAGGCTGTGCGGCTGGTCATCCAGCCCGACGACGAGGCGGACGCGGCGCGCGTCGCCAAGCACTGCGAGGACCTGCCGGGGATCATGCGGGCGCACCGGGCGGCGGCGGAAGTCAACCGCGACAAGCCGCGCGGCGCGGTGTCGGCCGTGTTCAACCTGCCCGAGTACTTCGTCCAGCGCTACGGCTT